GAGATAGTTGCCTGACCGGAGTAGACAGAGTTATCAACAGTCCGCAAGAACTCGAAACCGGCTTCCTTCAGAATCGCCAGCCACTTCTTTCCCACGTCACCATTGACCTGCCAATCCGTCAGAATAGCAATAAAGGCGTGGTTAGGCATGTCATTACGACCGAACGTACCGTAACGAAGCCGCTGCCAAAAAATATCGCGCCACGTCGGACCAGCGAAGATAAATCCGTTGACATCGCTCAGAGGATTGCCACCATCACCATCAACCAACTGAATCGACGCCTTAGCATCGGGATCAACTTTGAAATTCTGAATGATGCAGCAGGCGCAGCAGCCCCAATACGAGCCCGGAATGCTCGAACCAAAACGAAGAAATTCCATTTATTTTCTCTCCATGTAAAGATGAAAGACTCGAACTTTGTTACCTGAATTGCTGTTGTAAACTCCTCCTTCGGGAGTAACTTCCTTAAATCCTCGTTCGGTAATAACCGGAACCCATTTAGCTTGAGTCCAAGTATAAACAGTTCCGGGAGTAACCAAAGATACTTCTACAATGCCCGCCGGACGTTCTTCTTCCAAAAACTTCAGATAACGATCAAACCGTTTTAGGTAAGTTTCTTCCGGGGCTGCTTTGTAAAAGAAATTTAACTCAGACGACTCATACGTGTAGTTTACGTCTGAATATATCTTCTTGTCGCCCCCCGTCTTAGCCGGTACTATGTTGTCCGGGGAGTTACCAAGCTCGAAGATGTGCTTGATACCACAACACATTCCTCCATGAAGTCCGATTCTCATTTAGCTGCCCTTTCTTCAGCTAGAACAGGCTCTGGCTGCTTAATACTAGCCAATTCTGATCTAAGCCCTTTCTTCTCACCAGTATACTTAAGCCAATCTCCGCTTTCGACGAATTTGAAGCTGTCGAATTCATGATTGTAGGTATAAATCCATCCCTGAATAGTTTCTCCGTCAATCACCGCTGCCAACGGTTTACGAAGATACAGGGACGTTACTGGATCGTTTTCCCGATAGCCTTCATAACCATCAATACGTTTAAGCCTGTCGGCATCGACTTCGATACACTCGACTACAAAGGATGAATTACAGCCTTTACCGCCGAGACGTACACCGGGATACCATCCACAATCGTACATCTCACCCGAGATAATCGCCGTCGGCCCGTTACCGGGTCTAAGCGTACCGTAGACGAAAAGATTATGCTTAATAGTCACTTCTTAGTCTTCTTTGGGGGTTTGCCGGGCTTGATATGGCCAATTTCGATTAACCGGGCCCTCTCCTTCCCGGTTTCTACGAACTTCCTGTCCCGGAAGCGTTGGTTCCCTTTAGCACGACGCCATACATCATCAGGAGTAGGCGTAAACTTGGGAACAACTGGTGATACGATCTGCACTAGATTTCTACTTTCGAAGTAACTGTCTTAGAAATAGACAGAGACAACCACTGATGATTAGACGGGGCCGGAGCAGCGTACCCTTCAACCAACGTTTCAAGAACAAACCCACGCTTGACGAGTTCAGCCCGGATACTGTTCATCGTAGATGCAGTATTACGGAGAATTTGTGCAAGACGCTCATCTGAACAGGAAGAGAATGTCTGTTTTAAATAATCCGATGCCGGCTTAATCTTCTTGTCTTCTTCTGTCATTTACCCCTCCTCAAGGGTTTTGAGACGATTACGATAGAATTTACGCTTGTCGTCTCTCCAAGCATCACACATGTCTTCGACGTAGCTACCTCGCCATGTCTTAGGGACATGACTACCGATTACGACCGTAGCTTCTCGCTTTGTTGCACACCACGAACACTCGCAATCTCGCCAGTGCCGTTTATGACTTACTATCCCTGCTGCCATCAAAGCCGGGATACGCAGGTGACGAGCTCTTTCTGCGATAAGAGTTTGCAGGGACTGTACGCTCACAAGGCAGCTACTGCTGCGATAAGGTACAGTTTCTTCATCAATTTCCCTTTACGACGTTATAGAGGTCGCCGAAGTCATTTTGATCGTCGGCTTTGTTGATCGACTTCGTCAGCTTCTCGATTTGCTCGGTAAGCTTCTTCCGATTCTCAACCTGTTCCTTCGTGAATGTCGGGTCACCGACACCACCACCAGTAGCATCAAACATCGTGTGCTGGGGACGAATCTTGATAAGATCATGTTCAAGCCCTCCAAGCTTGTCCAGACCCTTAATAAGAGCCTGAGCCTGCTTCTCCGCTTCACGCTGAGCAAAATGCTCGACGACAGCATCACGAGTACGAGGACCGACGTTCTTCACAGACTCGGCAACGGCAGCACGAATAGTCAAACCCGTCACACCAACTTCAGTATCTTCAGTTTTCATTACTATTCCTTTAGGATTATTAGGAATGGCTTTTCAGCCAAGGGCCTCCGGTTGGAGGTATCAGGCTTTGCAGCCTAATTCTTTATCGGCAATGTTTACAACTACAACTAGAATCTACACTCTTATTATGTTTCTCGATTGAGTCTCTGACTCTGACACCGAGACAGTATGCTCCGGCTAAAGGGGCGAGAACTGGCCATGCCACCACTAAAGCCACGGTTGTGACCCACCACATTTCACATCTAGTATTATAAATAGACATTTCAGGCGGTTCAGAGCATAGCCGACGAAAGAAAAGAACAACTGTTGCTAGACAGAAATACAGAAGTGTTTGGTTCAAAGACATCTAGGCCGCTTCCATTTCAGGCATTTCAAGACTGATCTTGAGCATATCGCAAAGGAGGTTGCGACCAGCGATTTGTTGATCAACAGGCGACCTATTCACGATTTCAGCGGCAGGGAAGACGAAAACACTCCGCTTTTTACCCGATCCGACAACAATGTTCATGTCAAAGGCTCCTTGCTTTCAAGAATAGTAATAACAATGATTGCTATAGCGATGGCCACTACTACGCTAAGTGGTACGCCGATAGTCGGCGGAAAGACGAGATTAAAGAGATAGGTCTCTATGAAGCAGAACAAAGTCGTCGAAACCATGAGACAAATACGCATTCAACCCTCCATGCTACCGGGAAAATGGCGCTGAATTTCTTTTCTGCCCGTCCGACGCCTAGCCAAACGCTTAAACGCGCGCCTCAACGTCCGTCCACCGGGATATGTATGCCCTGAACGGGTTCGAGACGGCTCTGTACCGGCAGGAACGAGTGTTTCCGATCCATCTTTTAGCTTGACTTTTTGCCTTTTCGTGTTTTGCTTCGCTATAACCCTAGAATTAGGGTGAATTGATCGGTCATATTTCTTGTGAATTACTTCACCGAACATCTGAAGTTGCGTCAATTCAGTCATAGTGAACAAAGCATCACGACTGAGGTGGGAAATGTTGTGTGTCGTCCTGTTACGACCCTTGCCAGTGTGTACAGTAAGCATATCTTCCTCCCTAAGACCCAGACCAAGACCAAGGCCTAGACCAAGACCCAGACAAAGACCCAGACCAAGACCTAAACAAAGACCTAGACAAAGACTTAGACTGCGACCCAGACCAAGACCAAGACCTAGACCTAGACCCAGACACAGACGCAGACAAAGACCCAGACCAAGGCCTAGACAAAGACCTAGACAAAGACTTAGACTGCGACCCAGACCAAGACCAAGACCTATGCTTCTGTTTTGTCCCTTTAATCACTTAATCTCACCAAACGATTCTATGCAGTTCATAGAGACGTACAGATTGTTAGGAAGTTTTTGGGCATCTTTCCACGTCTTGGTCTCAAATGATCCTGTTTCATAAACAATATAAGGATTTTCGAGAAGAACACAAGTGTCGTTTACCCCTGCAAGAGTTCCTGTGTAGATATAATTCAGACAAAAGAATGTTACAGTCTTACCAAGTAAGGCCATCAAACCTTCGCCCTCGACTTCGGTAACGGTTACAATTTTACGCATGTCTTCCTCCTTGTTGTACAGGAAGACCGTGATCGGAGACCCCTCTGCACAATCACGGTCTACCAGTTTAACCTAGATTGCGTAGAATGTGCCGGAGTGCAGCCCGCCAGCCATAAATATTGGCTATAATTCGGGCTTCTTGTAGGATGGAGTAAGGCATACAATCTCCCGAGCAAGAAGCATCAGGTAAGCAGACCTATCCTAGGTCTACGATTATTGGCTTGTTAGTCGAGACCGGGTTTTCCGGTCAGGTAGTTCGGAGTAAGTGGGTGGGGTGAGTCTTCGCAAACGCAGGACGCGTTGCGGCATCAGCGGTACTCATTCGTTGAGACACGCTGGAAAAACCACCGGATAGGTGGTGGAGAATGGCTACTACAACTCTATGATTATATGGCATTTTATTGTATTCCCCTCTAAACGATCCCGATCAACTATATTTCGGTAAAAATCCGAGCCATAGCCATATCGCCTTTGCGATAACCCTCTCGTGGTGCGAGAGAATGAATGTCCATCAGCTTTGGCATTTCAAATACCTTACCTAAGGACATAAGCTTCCAACCCTGATCTTCACCAGAGTTGGTTGCACCCTGCAATTGATATACTCTCATGCAAGGTTTTCCCGCAGTCGATAACCCTACTGCGTGGACTTCTACAATACGTGGTGAACCGCTGTATTCGACTTCAAGCGCAAGCCCCGTAGCTATCGCCTTCAAAGCCGCTCTCGCAACGGCGCGGTCGTGGGGTGAGAGTTCCTTCAAATCAGGAGCTTCCGATTTCGGTCGTCGGAGACAGATGTTAAGCTTTTTACCCATTATCTGATCCTTTCTCGTAACTTATTGTCGGCAACTCCGCCTCGTTGCTCGGCTGAGCGCGTAGGGCGTAGAGGATGGCTAGCCGCCAAGCAACCGCCGTTTCGTGGTCGCTTGGGTTACGACTGACCGTTGCGAACGCCGCGTCGATGAATGCTTCGATTTCATCGGACCAAAGATCATCCGCTTCGCTCACGGTGAAAGAGGGGCGGAGAACAGCGGTGTTTCCGTCCAGCCTGCATCCTTCTCGACGCGCGTCAAGGGCTTGAATGAGAAGTTACCCGGAGGTCTGACTAAGTAACCGACAAGCTTCCCGCTCACGGTGGGAGAGAGGGCGGCGAAAGTAACCATTGCCACTTCGGCAAAGCATTGCTCCTCGGTTACATCGGGGCGGCGAAGGATTGCAAAAACGTCAGATCGCAGTTTCTGCATATCCTCGCTCACGGTGGGGAGGGATTGGGCTTCTGGCATGGTTGGTCTCCTACGCTGCTTCAGAGAAAATCCCGGCACGAAATTCGTTCCGGAGACGTTTAGCTACGGCTCGGTTAGGTGTTGGGCGGGACTTGGCTAGATAGGCCGTCAAAGCCGCCTGAACCACCTGCAATTCATGTTGAGTAAACTTCCTCATCGTTCCCTCCTACGAAATATAACGTTTTCTGCGTTCTCCCTTACCCGTCTCCGTATCTCCCTTTAAAGGCTGATACGGTTTCGGATCGGTAGCTTTTAATTTCTTCTTGCCTTTACGGTTCTCAATCTTCCCTGTGTGAGAAAATGTCTTACCGTTAGGTGAAAATCGAGTATACATCGGATACTCAACAAGCGTATCTCGACTATCGGGCGACGCAGTCTTACGAGCTTCAATCGTAATACTACCGTCTTTATTTCCCTGCATACGCTTGATTTCGTAGTGGTCGCCGTCGTGCCAAAATTCACGATTGCTATGTCGAAATTCATCGGGAGTGACTGTTGCAATCAACGTCCCGGTAAAATCTATGGAAATGTTTCTCATTTTTCTACTCCCCATACAGTGAGAAGGCCAGCGGATGCGGAGGCAGGTGGGGGGAGCAGTCTACACCCGCTGACCATCACATTGTATAAGAAATAGGCAGTTTAGCGACTTGCCTAGGTCGTTGGGTTGTCGGACAGTTACGCTGCGGCGCGTTCCTGAGCCGGGATGCTTTCGACGTTATCCGCCAGCTTCTCGGCGAGCGTTTCAGCAGTCCAGCCCGGATAAGCCTTCTTGCCAAACGCTGCCTTGTACTTGGCGCGCAGGTCCTTGAGTTCCGCGTCGTCGTCGTTCGTGCTTGCGTTCTCGGCGTCCTTCTTCACTTTCGTGAAGTGCAGGTCTTCGAGAGTACGGGCCAACGCCTTCGCCGATTCGAGGTCGTCGTCGGCAACCTTGCCGTCGTCGATCTGCTTGATGATGCGGCCAGCGAATTGCTGAACCTGCTGCACCATATCCTCGAACTTCAGCGGCACGAAATTCGCTTCGCGATTGCGCTCGGCGTGCTTGTACCACGGGTCGTTCTCGGCGGTCTCGATGTTGAACGGCTTGTAGAGAGGATTCGGCTTGCCAGTCGCCGTCTCCGGCTTCTGCATCCGAGCGTTCCAATCTTCGGCGTTCTTCACCACGATAGGCGAGTAATCGCTGAACCAGACGATGAGGCTGGTCCGGCGCATCGACGCAGGCATCGCCATGACGAGATGTTGGGCACGGCTACAATCACCGTGTTCCTTGGCGTGAATGAGAATCATCATCGCCGTGTCATGGATGAGCGTGTTGAATTCGTCTCCGTTCTTACGAACGAGGGCGATCTTCGTGTCGATAGTTTTGAGATCGGTCTTCATTGGTCGTCTCCGGTTAGGAGTTATCCAAAGTTTTCCTTTGGCCCTAGCAAACATTGCTAGGCAAGAACCTAGGGACACGTTTAAGTGTGAGTGTTTGTTTGTATGCGATCAAACATCGTTGCGACCACGGAATAGGTCGCGTGAGATTTTCATTGAATTAGAGACTTTGACGAGGAATTCAGCCTCGGAAGTCGCTTGTTTGGCTTCGTTGAGTGCAACGATAGCTAGGTTGATTTTGTGGAGTTCACCATCCGACGCAATGCGCCTCGACTTGCCCCCGATTGAGACTTGCGGACGAGCATAGCTGGCCCGCGCGGTTCCGACAATAGACATAATATCCTGCCTTTTCCAGTCCCTAGGTTCTTGTCTAGCAATGCAAGCAAAGGCCACCCTAAAGCGATCCAGACAAGGAAAGCCTTAGAATGGCCCAAACTTGTTGCTAGTTCGGAAACACACCCGAAAGTATGTTTCCCGGACAGTTTTACTGTCATTACAACGTCGATTGTCTGCCCGTTTGGAGCAATCAGCCTAGGCTTAAAGCCGGATAGACCTATGCTCCTTATCATCTATGCCCACCCTCGTTTTCGGGCGCACAGATAGACACGGTTCAGCCAATACCTTAAACCCCATGACGAGGGTGGCGTTAGGCTTGCCGGTAGGAACGCTTGCTAGGCGTCACCCTACAGACAGTGAGACGGAAGGGAGCCTGCCCTATATACACGCGATTTTCGCTCTTCGCCCTAGCTAGACAATGCCTAGCCGAACGCGTGCTTTACTGGCACACTCCGGGTTCTCACCCGTTGCTCGATAGACAGTCGTACCCCGCATACCCTTGCCGAAGGGGTATCGTTAAGCACTCTCTAGGCACCACACCAAGGGCATGGCCGAGAACCTTAGGGCCGAATAGACGGTCCACTATCAGTCACTAGACGATAGGTAAGAACATGGCAAAGCCACGTCAAGCCTATGTCCAGAGTATATACCGACGGGAGTTAGCGCCCTGAGGAGCCTGCTCCGTCGATTTCCAAGGTATAGACCAGTGTTGACGTAATTAAAAGCCCTGTTTTCTGTCATTTTCTTTGCGATTGTTGCGATGTTCTCACGTTTCAGGGCACAATCGTGCTCATTCGTGTAATAATGTTGTTCTTTGTAACATTGTTGCGTGTGACTTCGGGCCAGACGTAATATTATTGCGCTAGGTGGAGGGCCAATGTAAAGTTTGCTTGACATGTTGTGCGATGAACCGTGCATATCAAGCGACGAGCCGTGGTTGTTCCTGCTGTGTTCCCTCTTTGTTCCGGAGGGCGGGGGGGTATAGATATCGCGCGCGTGTTAGGCGTAGTGGAGCGTGAATCTGGATTATATAAAAAATCAGAATCCGGTATTTTCTTAAATCGGATTCTAAGGCCATTTCTAGCGTGTTCAGCAGATTAAAGCTACCCATGTAGCCAACCAATGAATAAAACGTCTCTACGGTGCCTTAAAAGACATTCTAGAGGGTAGTTGACAACAAGACAGGGCTCCCGGAGGTCGCCCCTCTTCAGAGGACATATGAAAACATCAGTCCACCCTATAGTAGAACATCTCCTAGGTATTATATTTTATTACTTATATTCTATCTTATATTCTAGTAATATATTATTACTTATATCTTAGTATTATATATTAATAGATATTATATATTAAAATCTCTCTTTTGTCAACACTTTTCGTCTTTTCTAAGATTATTTCAGTAATTATACGAATTTACTTGACAAACACTAAGAAATTTGTTATAATATGGGTATAGGGTAAGGAGAAAATTAATTATGGCCTATCTTTCACTTGAAACAGGTGTTCCTAGTAAAGGGAAAGGAGCCAAGCTCTCTAAAAAGATGGAGCTTTTTGTCTCTGAATACCTTGTCGATCTCAATGCTACTCAGGCTATTACTAGGGCAGGATATAAAACAAACAATCCTAATCGTCTTGGTTCTGAACTTCTTCGTCATCCGCTTGTAAAAGCAACTATTGATGCTGCTTTGTCTAAACGTCTTCAGAATAACGAAGTCAAGGCTGACTATCTAATCAATAAACTAATCAATATCATCGAAACAACCGAGACAGCAAACCCTCAGGCTTGTCTTCGAGCCATTGAGCTGGCTGGTAAGTCAATCGCTCTCTGGAAAGACCGCCAAGAAATCACAGGTGCTGATGGTGGTGCAATTCAAACGGAGCAGACCCAACGAAATGTCGATGACTTCAAAAGCAAGCTTGCTCGCCTCGCTCGACGAGAAGGAGAGGGAAGCGTTGTTGAGTTCCCTAACCCAATCGGAAATACAAAGTCTTAATCACGACTGGTCTTTTTGGGCCCGACCAAATCAACTACCTCCCGAAGGAGACTGGTATACTTGGTTGGTCTTAGCCGGACGAGGCTTTGGTAAAACGAGAATGGGTGCTGAGTGGATCAGAGAAAAAGCTCATTCCAATCCAGGATGTCGAATCGCCTTAGTCGCAGAAACTGCTGCTGACTCTCGCGATGTTATGATTAAAGGCGACAGTGGTCTCATCAGCGTCGATCCCGATCTGACCGATGATTCTTGGTCCCCTACTAACCGATGCTTGACTTGGCCCAACGGCAGTCGAGCTTTTACCTACAACGGTACTACGCCTGACCAGCTTCGTGGTCCTCAGCATCACTTTGCTTGGGTAGACGAACTCGCTAAGTTTGAGTACATGCAAGAAGCATGGGATCAGCTTCAGTTCGGTCTTCGTCTCGGCGAGCATCCTCAGTGTCTAGTAACTACTACTCCTCGTCCTCTTCCATTGATTAAGAAGTTGATGACTCGTGAAGGCAATGGTGTTTACGTCACTCGTGGTGCAACCATTGATAATATGTCGAACCTCGCTAAGTCAACTGTCAATGAACTCTATGAACGCTATGGTGGTACTCGGTTGGGTCGTCAGGAACTTGAAGGTGAAATCCTTGAAGATATTCCCGGCGCTCTCTGGACTAGAGAAACACTAGATAATAGTAGAGTGAAGAATCCTCCTGAAGACCTTGAGCGCGTCCTTGTCGCTGTCGATCCTGCTGCTTCGTCTGAAGAGCGGAGCGATGAACATGGAATCGTAGTCGTCGGTTTTGCACGAGACAATGACGGCTATGGCCGTGGATACATTCTAGAAGACGCATCCTTGAAGGGCACACCAGAAGAGTGGGCCAAGGTTGTTGTCCGAATGTATCGGAAGTGGCAAGCAGACAAGATTGTAGCAGAAAAAAACAACGGTGGTGAGATGGTCGAGAGCGTCATCAAGGCTGCTGACCGATCTGTACCTGTAAAACTAGTACACGCCAGTCGTGGTAAGGTCGTCCGGGCTGAACCTATTTCAGCTCTTTATGAACAAGGACGAGTCCACCATGTCGGCACATTCGATAAACTTGAGGACCAAATGTGTATGTTCTCAGTTGATAACATTCGCAATTCCTCAACTGGTTCACCTGACCGCGTTGATGCGCTGGTTTGGGGGTTAACCGAAATCTTTGAAAAGATTGCTGGGCGAAGGCGTCCTATCAAAGGTCGTGGTGTTGTTCAGGACAATACAAAAGACTTTAAACTCGACACTTACTATGACAACAACCCTAATGGATGGATGGCTTAATGGCAAATAAATCAAAAGCCGACGACAAAAAGGCCGAAAGGGTCGATGGTGGCCTTATTGAGTCGTTTCCTGTTGATGGCGTAGTAGACGACAAGTACGTTCCTGAAGGCTTCGACTCTGTCAAAGACTTCCTTGATGACATGCGAGAGCAGTATGAGGCTGACCTCAAGTTTGATGAAACCAATCGCGAACAAGCTTTAGATGATAAGAAGTTTGCCGCAGGTGAACAGTGGGACCCGATTGTTCTTGAACAGCGTAAAGGTCTTCCCTGTCTTGTAATTAATAATATCCCCCAGTTTACGGCACAGCTCGTAGGCGATTGGCGGGAAAGTAGGAAAGCGATTAAGGTCGTTCCTTCGAACGATGAGGATGTCGATATTGCCTCTGTCCGAGGCGACCTAATCCGCGCCATCGAGATGCAAAGTCGCGCCAGTCGCGTATATGACTCCGCTTTTGAGAGTCTTGTACAATGCGGTGACGGTGCCTTTCGCGTCTCGGTGGAGTATGCAAGAGACGATGTCTTCGATCAAGATGCCTTTCTTAGGCCGATTGAAGACTGCCTCTCTACCGTATGGGATCGGTACTCTGTTGATCCTACCGCTCGTGATGCTAAGCGTGTCATTGTCAATGATCGTATCTCTAAAAAGGAATTTGATAAGAAGTGGCCTGATAAAACACCTGATGCTCTTGAATGTGAGGGTCTTGTTAGCCAGATTTCAGTCTCAGGTTGGGTGGATGATAGCTCATATCGAGTCTCCGAATACTGGCGATTGATTGAACGTCAACGACTTCTTTGCCTTTTTAGAAACGGTAAGATCATTGAAGTTGATTCTCATAATATGGATCAACTGACTCAAGAATATGGACCTCCGGTTAAGACTCGTGTTGCATGGTGCAGCTTTGCACAGATGCATCTTGTTACTGGTTTCGCTATTCTTAGTGGTCCTTATGAATATCGGTTGAACCGTCTACCTATTATCCGTATGAGCGGTCGCGTCACCAACGTCGGTGGTCGTCGTATTCGATACGGACTCGTCCGGTACATGAAGGATGCTGCTCGCCTTAAGAATTTCTGGCGTAGTGTTGCTGCTGAGCAGTTGGGTTATGCTCCCAAGGCTAAGTGGATTGCCCCGGAGAGTGCTGTCGAGGGCAGAGAAGATGCATTCCGTAAGGCTCACCTTAGTCGTGATCCTCTTCTTATCTATAATGACGGTGCTGAGGCTCCGCCACAGTTGATTCCTCCTCCGCCTGTCGAAGCCAGCCTTCTCCAAGAAGCTGCTACTAACGCACAGGACATGAAGGATGTTACTGGTATTCACGATGCTTCGCTTGGCATTCGTTCCAACGAAGTTTCTGGCCGAGCCATCCAAGCCCGTCAACGTGAAGGCGATGTCGCATCCCTGACTTTCTATGACAATGCCGATGCTGCGGTTCTCGAAGCAGGTGATGTCATTAATCAACTTATACCTCAAATCTATGATGGTACTCGGACCATTCTACTCATTGGTGAAGACGAAACACAGAAGTTCGCCCGTGTCAATGACCCTATGGACCCTCATTCCATCGACCTCAGTGTTGGTAAATACCATGTCGCACTCGCGACTGGAACAAGTTACTCGACACGTCGCGTAGAAGCGGCTCAGTCGATGATGGATGCTATCCAGGTATGGCCACAACTTATGCAGGTGGCCGGTGATCTTGTAGTTAAAGCTCAGGATTGGCCCGGTGCTGACAAAATTGCTGAACGGCTGGAACAAGTTGCTGCACAAGGTCAGGTTGATCCTCAGCAGGTTCAGGGTATGCAGCAAGAACTTCAGAAGCTTCAGGTCGAGAATATGACCTTGAAGTTAGAACAAAGAAATAAAGCTGGTGAGATGACTATCGACCAGTACAACGCAGTTACTCAGCGTATTCGTGCTCTTTCGGATAACGAAGTGGACGGAAATGCTATGGAGATGAAGGCGTTGGAAATGCTATTGAATGGCGCACAATCTGTTGATACCCACTACGCCAATCAAGATGAAGCTAATCGCAACTATGAGTTGCAGAAATCGACGCTTGCTGCAAAAAGCGCAGCCAGTAGCAAGACTCCGTCGCAATATGGAAGCGCAAACGGTTAAAGGACCGAAAACCTTAACATATGAGTAATGAAACTCCCGTCGAGCCTACTATGGACGACCTTGATGCCTTTTCTGCTGAACTTTTTGGTCAAAGTAAAGCAGACCCTGAAGCGACCACTTCAGAAGAAGTCGAGGAAGCAGTAGAGGAAAGCGATGCAACTCCAACCAAAACTACCCCCGAGGAAGAAGCCCTCGAAACTGATGACGATACTGAAGAGGCCGAGGAGGCAGATGACGATGTCACTGACTCTGATGAGGATAAGCCACAGCCTAAGAAGAAGAGTCGTTCTCAGAAGCGCTTCGATGAACTAACTGCTAGGGCTAAGGAAGCTGAACGGCGCGAACAAGCGTTGGAAGCCAAGTTCGAAGCCCTTAAAAAGCAGATTACTACTTCACCGAACGAACAACCTAATACTTCTCAAGAAGTATCCGGCCCTGCTCCTGATGATAAACTCGAAGACGGTACTGAGAAGTATCCACTTGGAGAGTTTGATCCTAACTTTATCCGAGACCTTACGAAGCATACTCTTAAACAAGAGCGTGAATCTCAGAAGGCTGAAGAAGAAAAGGCATCACAGCAGAAACAGTATGAAACCGAACGCGAAGCTCTCCAAGAGAGTTGGACGGAAAAGCTTGGACCCGCTCAGGAGCGCTATCCTGATTTTCATGAAAAGGGCGAACAACTGTTCGGAACCTTTAGTGGAATTAACCAAGCCTACGGTGAATATTTGACCGCTACTCTTATGAGCATGGATTTTGGTCCGGACGTTCTTTATTACCTCGCAAATAACCTCGATGAAGCTGACAAGATTGTGGCCAGTGGCCCGACCAGAGCTACTATTGCTCTTGGTCGTTTGGAAAGTAAATTCGCGGATGCAGAGGCAGAAAAACAAAAGGCTCGCCCTAAAGTATCGAAGGCTCCGGTTCCGCCGAGTACCCATCTAAGGGGTACAAATGCGGTAATGCCAGACGTTCCTGATGATACGGACGACCTTGATGCGTTCTCCCAAAAGCTTTTTAAGAAGAAAAAGTAAATTTCAACGGAGGACGTAGCTCATATTGAAAGGATATGCTTTTAATGGCTACTGTAACTGTTGACCAACAGCGACTGGTACTTAATACGTTTGCCGCTATCTTCCAGAATAACTTGGTTTCTACGAACCTTGTTACGTGGAAGAAATTTGATACTGAAATGAATGACCTTAACGGCCTTACCGTGGTTGAACAGGTCACTCCCGACTATACTACCACGTTTACCTCTAATGGTGTGGCTGATCTTACTTCCGGCGTCCAGAACACTACGTTCGGCTCCGAGCAGTACAAGATTGCTCAGACCATTAACAGCTCGATGGGCTGGGGCGACTTCGTGAAGATTCGTGACATTGGTGATGCTCGTGAGAGTGAGTCCCTCAAGGCGGCTGCTCTTCGTCTCGCTACAGATATCGACTCTTATATTATGAAGTATATTGCTCTTGCCTCGAACTGGCAGAGCGGTGATGGTGCCACTAATGTTTCGACGTGGGCACAGATTGCGGACGGCTATCGTCGTCTCCGTAACGAAGGTGTCGATGACGATCTAACGGCTGTCTTGTCCTACGAGGACTGGCAGGCCTTGGGTTCGACTGTACTGAACAACAATGCTTCACTGACTGATATCGGTGAAGGCGTGTTCCGTCAGGGCTTCACTGGTAATGTCGCGGGTATTCCCACGGTGTTTACTCAGCAGCTTCCGTCGTTCACTGTCGGTACTCGCAATGCTACTGCGGCTTTGACTGCTGGTACGGCTGAATCGGCTACGACCTATGAATCGGTGGCTATTTCTCCTGCTCCGGGTCAGTATCTTACTCAGACTCTGAGCATGGGTACTCTTGGTGCGAGCACTACTATCAAGGATGGTGAAATCTTCACTATTACTGGTGTGTATGCTTACGACCGTCGGGCTAAGAAGGCGCTTGGTTACCTTCAGCAGTTCCGTGTCGTAGGTGACGTTGCCGTTGCGGCTGGTGGTACTGCCACTGTCCGTGTCTTCCCGGCGATTATCACTTCGGGTCCGTATCAGACGGTTGCTCAGGCTGCGGGTAATACTGCTGCCGTTAACTTCCTCGCTGCCGCCTCGACGGTTCTTCAGCCTCGCTTCATGGTGAACAAGGCTGCTGTGGTTGTTAATACTGCCGATCTGATTATGCCTGCTACTGGTCAGGGTTCGCGTGTTAACCTCACGAAGGTTCCGATGAGCGTTCGTATGTGGAAGAGCAGCGACTTCAACACTGGTGCGCATAGCATCCGATTCGACGTTGCGCTTCAGGCGAATACCCTCGCGGGTGGTCGCAAGCGTGTGACTCGTATCAATGGTGGTACTTCGCTTAGCTAACTAATGATAGGGGCCTCTGACCTTCGGGTTATGCCCCTATTTTTTTATAGGATTTGATTATGACCACGGTTACTGAAATTATTACTGACGCTTATCGCAAAGGTAACTTAGTGGCGCTAGGAGCGTCGCCTTCTGATAATCAAAATACTGAAGCTCTTCGCTATCTAAACCGGATTGTTAAATCAGTCTTTGGTAATGAAGCAGGCGATAAATTCACCTCTCTCGCAATTGGATCACACAACTATAGTCGTCCTAGTGGTTACCCTTGGTATCCTACTACTCCTGACGATACTGATTGGTTCGTTCCTGCGAATACTCGGGTCATGTTTAACTTGACCGAAACTGTTAATCTTTATCTAACTCCTCATCCCGATGATGGTGCTCGATTTGCAGCTATTGATGTTTCTGGTAATCTTTCTACCTACCCTGTAACTATTTATGGAAACGGCCGTAGTATTGAATCCAGTCCGTCAATTATCCTCAACACCAATAATACAGACACGGAATGGTTTTATAGAGCCGATACTGGTAATTGGATTAAGTATGCATCGCTATTGATAGATGATACTTTTCCTTTTCCTTCTGAATTTGATGACTACTTCATCATTGAATTAGCTCTTCGCCTTAACCCCTCTTATGGTACGACTATTGATGACCAAAGCACAGCAGTTCATAACAGAAGTAAAGTACAGCTTAGAGCCCGATATAGGCAGACGACTGAGATGCAGTCTGAACTCGCCTTGCTTCGTATGCCTAAGGTTGCTATCGACAGAGACAACTTCGGACAAACCGTATCGCCATCTGAAGCACAGATTCAATTCAATAAAGGATACTTCTTTTAATGAAAAATATCCCTCTTTGGAGCAATGACTATCTTCGGGCAGTAGCAAAAACTCCTCGATTGATGTTCAAGAATAGGTTTCTTGAAAAGAATCCCGTTGAGTCTGAAGAGGTTTCCGCAATTGCTCGTCCGGGACTGCGCCGAGCTATAAGTGTTGGTGATGGCCCCATCAGGAAGGTTTATACTTCCCCCGGAGCCTTTAACGGAGACCTTTTTGTAGTCTCTGCATCGACACTATATCGTGTCTCTGGTTCTACACTCACAGTAACCAGTGTTGGTGCGCTTAGTGATTACCCTGTTGGTGATGTCAGCATGTGCGCTACAGCGCCTATTGGAACTACTCCGGGGTATCTATTCATTGCCGACGGACAGGTGTTGTGGGTTTATACCGATAACGGTAATGCCTTGGGCCACCTTCAGGCGACAGGTGCGATTGTTACTAATGATACGGTTAAGATTGATACCGTGTACTATAAGTGGACGAGTGGTTCAGTTAATACTGGCACTCCTGCTGGTACATCTGGTTCGCCTTGGTTGGTTAATTTGGGTGCTAGTAATACAATCGCTATCACTAATCTATTTAATGCGATCAATGGAACAGGTGCATCGGGCACTGACTATAGCACGGCACTTACTCCTCATCCTACTTGTAAAGCTACAGCTTATACATCGTCTGAATTATTCGTCCAGTATGCAACAGCCGGTATTGCCGGTAACTCTATATCAACGACTGAGACAGGTGCGAATACGGCATGGGATGGCACAACTCTTTCAGGCGGAGGAAGCCCTCAGCTTAGATCAGTAGAGGTTCCCGATGATGCAGGTGCTATTTCGGTAGCACATATTAACTCTTATGTAATTGTAGTCCCCCTTCAAGGCACGGATATTAAAGGTCGTTTTTACTGGGTTGAGCCTGGTGAAAATACTATTAATCCGCTTAACTTTGCTACAGCAGAACGAAATCCTGATGGCGTAAATCAAGTAGTAGTCTTTGGTGATATGTTTTGGCTTATGGGTGAAAACACTACAGAACCTTGGATTACGACCGGAGACGCTACAGCACCAATGGCCCGCTTCAAAGGGATATTATTTGATCGAGGAGCATGGCAAGGGACGGCTGTTCAAGTAAAGGATAGTTTGATTGTGGTAGACGAAGATGGTGCGGTGTTTCAAGGGAAAAATCGTATCTCTAATCCATCAATCGAAGAACGTATCCGTAAAGCAATGGCTGCTGAAGCCGTCTTCTCTAATATAGGACTTTAACATGCTAGTTCATGCTGATAATTTTAGTCACTACGGAGGGTCTATTTCCTTAATGACATCTGGTATCTACTCTCGTGTAGGTACGTCTCAGAATGTTGGCGGAAATCCGTTTCTAGTTGATGATCCTGATGGAGCTTCTTCTGGTCAGGTTCTAGAAATGACCGCTACTTATGGTGGAAATAGTAACTACCAAACGTGTCGTTATGTTCTTCCCGCTGGTGCGACTACCACTGTTGGTGTTTGTTTCCGACTGTGGTGTGCTGCTCTTCCTCACGTTCCTCTAAGTTTTCGTCCCGTCCAATTCCTAGATGGTGGAACTGGTAAACTTTATTATCTAAATGTATCAACTACTGGTAACCTTGAAATTCGTTCGGGTGCAGATGCTCTTTTGTACTCTACATCCGCTCCTGTTATTACTGCTCAAGGGTGGTGGCATATTGCGTTGATGACGACAATTAATGCTAGCACCGGGAGTTTTGAGGTTCGCGTTGAAGACGTTCCTGTTATCCTTCAGACAGGTATTAATACTGGTAGTACGGGTATCCAACAGGTAGAAATCGTTAATGATCCTGACTCTTCTAGTTCTAGTGATAACTACTACGTCAAAGACTTTGTAATTTGGGATGGAACTGGTTCCACGAATATTACGTTTCCTGGGTCGGTTCTTGTTTATGAACTTACGACTACGTCAGACGTATCATTTCCTTGGACCTCGACAGGTCCTAATGGGTTCAGCATCCTAGATAATAATCCTCCTACGACTACAGATTATATCTCGGCCCCATACCCTGCTATGCCCGCCGCTGCTACATTCGGTCTTTCCGATCTTCCGGCAGATGTGACCTCTGTTAAGGGTCTTATTACACTTGCTAGGGCTGGTAAGAGTGATGGTGGTGATGGTCAGTTGCAGGTCAGCCTAGTAAGTGGTAGTTCGACGCATAACGGTACTAATAGGGCGATTACTACTACTCAAACCTACTTCACTGATGTTTCTGAGCTTGATCCGGCAACCGGGGTGGCTTGGACTCCGACAGGTGTTAACAGTGCAATACTGAAACTCGATAGGACTTTGTAATGACTCAAGCCGCCAGTGTAACTAGCCCACAAGCACGAGTACTGGCTTTAGCGAATAAACCTACTCCTAATCTAAAAGTCTCTCAGGCCCGAGTACTGGCACCTTCTAAAGAATTAGCTGATGTCGAAGTCTCGCAAGCAAGAGTTTTTGCTGTTGCTAAAGGCAGAGTAGCCTATCCTCATATCCGGGCTTGGACGTTTACTCTCGATGGACATGATTACTATGTTCTTCGTCTAGGGACTCAAAGCACCTTAGTTTAT